CGGATTGGTCTGCATGAGCCGGTGCTTGAGGTCTTGAGCAATTCGACGGTTTCGGGTATTACCCCGGCTCCGACGGTTGCGTATATTCCTCGGCATTTTGATGAATACATTATGTCTGAACGTAGTATCAAGCTCGAACGTCAACATCTGCGTAAGATGAGTCAGAACCTTTTGGGTAATGCTCAGATTATTGCTTTGATTGAAGACCTCGACGCTATTTACTAAGTTCTCTTATAAGGTATTATGCTCATGTTACTCCACACTGTTGACAGTGCGTTCCTTGAACTGGTTCGAGGAATTGGAGGTAGATTACAATCCTCTGGCTATCCTAATCAATTTTCTCAAATTGATCGTGCTCAGCCCTTTAACAAGGTTGAGTTGGATAGTTCTGCAATGACTGCTACTGATTTTGCCGTTCGATACCTGGAACAGAAGCTCCTTTCTAAATGGAAGGGGTGGAAGAAACCCGGGGTTGATCCCAAAGCAGAAGCTATCATCCGTTGGAAAGCGGATGAGTTTTCGAACTATAGAACGAACGTTAGGCTCCGAGCCCTCAAAGACAACACCGGTTATCCCGGTGGTGACCTGGTAACCATCATTTCGATGGCCCAAGGTTACATCCAAGAGGTATTAGGAACCTTCCGCTACTCTAAAGTTCTTAAGCATTGCAGATGGGGCCCCGGTGCTACTTGGGATTACCCAAATGGCACGAGTCGGGGACAAAAGATTTCCGATCGAATGTCGACTACGATCGAAGCTCAGGAATTGATGAAACTATTGATTGAGAGTGATCCGAACTGGATCGAGGCTATCACTGGATTTTATCCTAGTGGGCCTGTCTCTCTGGTCAAGAATTTCTTCAAGATTACTGGTGCTTCGCGTTTTACGACCGTGCCAAAGGACTGGGACGTCGATAGAGGGATTGACATGCAACCTACTGCAAATGGTTATTTGCAGCAGGGAGTTGGTCAGTACCTCAGGAGACGTCTTTGTGACTTTGGTATTGATCTGGACTCGCAAGAGGAGAATCAGTTAGGTGCGTTTTACGCATTCTATTCTGAACTCGCTACCTTAGACCTTAAGGCAGCTTCAGATTCAGTTACGACAGAGCTCGTGTCCCTTCTACTACCAATCGAATGGAGTGAGTATTTATTCCGCTTGCGGACTAAATACACCCAGTTTGGGCGTGACGGTGCCATGGTGAAAACTGAAAAGTTTTCTGCTATGGGCAACGCTTTCACGTTTGAGCTGGAAACTCTGATCTTTTGGGCACTTGCGAAAGCTTGTGCGTTGTTTGAAGGTGTCAAAGATG